CGCGGACAGGCTGCTGGCGGGCAGGGGAGGTGTAGGCATCTATCCTCCCGGCCTTGGAAGAGCAAACGGCTGGGTGCACGTGGATGTGCGCAAAGAAAAGAGCCGGTGGAGGGGGTGATGCCAATGCAGAGTATTCTTTCCTTCATCAGCGCTCACTGGATGGAATGGGCAATCGGATTACTTAGTTTTGGCTGGGGCTATCTCATCAAAAAGATGACCGAGTACAAGAACATCAAGGACGGTTTGCTCGCCATCATGCACGATCGGCTGTATCAGATGTCTACCTTCTTTCTCAAAGAGGGGTACATTAACACGTCGGCTCTGAAAAATCTGGAATACCTTTATAATAGTTATCATGCTCTTGGCGGAAACGGCACTGGTACAGAACTGTACACCCGCGCCAAGGGGCTGCCAATCAAGGAGGACTAACATATGAATGCGCATATTGTAACGAACCGCAGCATCTCGGCTGGTACCATCGCACGAACTGCTGTTCTGCTGCTGGCCCTGACCAACCAGGTGCTTTCTGCTCTGGGTAAGCCGGTTCTTCCCATCGAAAGTGCTCAGCTGGAGCAGTTGGTAAGTGTCGGTATCACGACCGTGGCTTCTCTCGTGGCCTGGTGGAAGAACAACTCGTTCACGCAGGAGGCTCTGGCTGCTGATGTGGAATACGAGCGCCAGCGGAAGCTGAACGGGAAGTAATTGATATTTGAGGCGGGAGAAAAAGGCGAACGATATCCTGACTGAATGTTTTTCTCCGACTGCCTGAATAAGTTTCATCTGACGCTCATCGTTGACCCGATAGGTCTGTTTTAGATTGGAGTGGTCGGTAAGATGAAGAAAGACCCTGTGATATTTATGCTGGTCCTCTAGGGCTACCATGAAAATTACAGGGTCTTTTATTTTTGCCCTAGAAAATGTTGCAATTTGAGCATAGAAGTCGTATACTGGTAGCACAATGAATCATTTGCACGCACACCGATAAATACAGAGATTTTTGACTAAATTTATTGCCTACCTATTATATACCAGTTCCTGCGGGATGCCATCCTGCTCACCATGAACGAGCCGGAGTACATCAACGCCGTGACCAAGCGCCTGTACCCGGAGATCGCCAAGAAAAACGGCACTACCGCCAGCCGTGTGGAGCGCGCCATACGCCACGCCATCGAGGTGGCATGGGACAGGGGAGATGTGGACACCCTCAACAGCTACTTCGGCTATACCATCCATAACCTGCGGGGTAAGCCTACCAACTCGGAGTTTATCGCAATGATAGCTGATAAAATGCGGCTGGATAAGCGGCAGAGGGTGGGGTAAACAAGCGACGATAAATCGTGACTTGTGATTCCATAACTTACCACAACTGGACTGTCATGCCGATAAACATAGTTAAAATAGGTATGGGCGTATGGAATCGGGCCGATAAATAGCTTAAATTCAAGGCGATAAATCTCCTGTATTTATTGGGTGTAGTGCCCGATGCGTACAGGAGGTTTTTTGTTTTATGTTTGCACGTGATGTTGAGATGTTCATTGAGCACTGCGAGAACAAAGGATTAGCTACAAAAACAATTGGAAGCTATGAGCAGACCCTGCGGCTTCTCATGCTGTGGTTGGATGAGCAAGGTATCACACAGACCGAAAAAATCACCCATGTGGTCATTCAAGATTATGTAAAACAAATAAAGGAACGTGGAAAATACACGGTTACCAGCAACCCGAATAGTGGGAACTATCAGGAACGGCGAATAGATTTCGGGAAGAAAGTATCAGACGTAACCATCAACAATTATCTTCGGAACATGAGTGCTTTCTTTAACTGGTGTGTAGAAGAAGGTCTGATTTTACGTTCGCCGGTCAAGCGTAGGGACTACATTAAGGTGGAACGCCGTCCGCTTGAATTTGTGTCAGATGAAGACTTTCGTAAGTTACTACGGAACATGAATACGGCCAACTTCAGCGAATACCGGGATTATATCATCATTCAATTATTACTCGATACGGGTATGCGCATCAGCGAGTGTTTGATGATTCAAGTGACAGATGTGAACCTTCCGAAGCGTTATATTTACCTTCCGGCAGAGAACACAAAGGGCAAGAAAGGTCGTCATGTGTTTTTCTCGGACAAGATGGCAACACAGCTCCAACGGTGGATAAAATACAAAGACCGTTATCGCGACAGTGATTTTCTGTTTTGCACCAATAAAGGTAAATTTCTTGAAGTGAGTAATTTTGAGAAGAACGTCCGCAAGTATGCGCAGCGCATCGGACTGAAAGACATTCACCCACACGTTTTCCGAAACAACTTTGCAAAGCGCTTTCTTATGAGCGGCGGTGATATTTACACGCTTAGTAGGCTATTAGGACATAGCAGCGTCACAGTTACAGAACAAGCCTACTTGGATGTGAACCAAGAAGATTTAGCTGAAATGTACCGAAAACATAGTCCTCTTAGCAAAATTATCTGATTTTTACCAATCAAATTCTATTCTAGGTTAAACGATTTGCTTCGCCTTGGCATAATTCATCAGTAAGAATATTAAAAGGGGCACGCACACGACCATTTTGGACAGTATTATCCTTTCTGAACAAAATTAGAAAGGAAATTCCTGTCCATGAAAAAATTGCGGAATGAAAAACCAGAACTCTCAAAGAAAAGCCCCTTCTACATAACTAAGTACCGCTACTACGAGCTGAAAAACTTTTGCTTGCAGTACCCGGACTGGAAAAAAGCTTTAGAACAAGTCAATGGGTGGGAATCGAGCAGCCACGAGGTTTCTGGAATTATAAGAGGAAGCCTCCCGGAAAGCTCAACGGAGCGGCAGGCTATGATACGAGCCTACTATTCGATGCACATTGATATTATCGACCGCTGTGTAGCAAAGCTAGAACCTGCTATTGCACCATACGTATTAAGAGGTGTGACGGAAGAGGTGTGCTATGATGCACTGAGAGCCAATGGGTGCCCATGCTGCAGAAAAACATACTATAAGTTTTACCATTATTTCTTCTGGCTCCTGAGCAAGGAACGGCAGTGACGCGAAAATTGCAGGTTGCTTTATGGAACGAATATTCACTGTTTAAATGCAAAGGAGAACACAATATGTTTAATAGCAAAGTGAATCACATGACCGTTATCGTGAAGGGTGTCAGAGATGACGACTACGAAGGACGCGAGCTGATGATGGAAGTCGTTCGTCGGAACTGTAAGATGGACCCGAGGCTGGTTAGCCAGATGGTCTATTCGATCAGAACCTACGAAGACGGAAAGAAGAAGCGCACGGACTTCAATGTCGAATTTGAGGCATTCAGCATGGGCGGGATCATCCGTGATTTTGAGCTGCTGAAAAAAGCAGGTGTGATCAAGCAAGTAGAAAAGAAGCAGCATACGAATTATCTCGTTTACTAAGAAAGGCAAGAGCCGTGGAGAAATCTGCGGCTCTTCCTTTTTTCAACGCGAAAAGTTCTGCCTCTTTTATGGAAGGAGGTGAACGCTATGGAATACCTTCTGGCAAGAAGCGACAGACAGCTTGGCATTTGCCTGAGAATGCTGTATGACGAAGGTTACAAAGGTTTGGTTGTTGAAAGCGTGATTAACGCTAAGAACCGAATGGAGTTCCACGTCAAAGTTATGACAGACGAAGCCACTATGGCAAAGCTGAATGAACGCTACCAGACGTTGATTTCCTAAACCAGTATTCTGGGGAGCAAAAGATCTGAAACATGGTCTTTTGCTTTTGTTTTACCCATGCTATAATAAAAAAGGAGGCGAAGAGTATGCAAGTGACATCACACATGATTGTTCCTGTAAAGAAAAACGGAAAATGGACGACCTATATCAAAGAATTTCAGGAAGATATTCCAGATTTGGGACGACATTGCTTGATGTGCAACTCCTGTGGAGAACCGAGCTATCCTGAATGCGTGAAAAAATGTCCGGTTGAGCGTGACCGCATTGAGCGTGAACAGAAAATCGCCCAAGAGAAAATCGCTAAGCACAAGGTCGAGATTGATATTCTGGCTGGGCTGGTACGAGATGGCCTTCTAAAAGTTAAGGATGCTGCGCCACGTGTAGAGATGACCGTGGAACAGTTTGAAGCAGCGATGAAAAATTGATATTTACCTATGCAAGAGCTTGTGAGAAATCGCAGGCTCTTTTCTTTTTTCATACATTCGTGAAATTTTCATATTCCTTTATGGAAGTAGAGGGCATATTGGAGGATGATACTATGAAAGCTAGATATGTCATTGGAAAGAAACTTTTAGGGACTGTACCTTTCATGAAAGCTGGCAGTGCTGCAATTTGTTTGGTGGCGACAACCATGGAAGCATATGTGGCATACATCAAGCTGCAAAAGGCAAGAGAAGATTTGGATTCTGACAAGACAAAGGGCAATAAGTAAATTAAAAACACGCCCTCTGCTTTTTGTTTGCGAAATTTTCATCTTATTTTATGGAAGGAGATAGCTCAATTGGTAGAGCGCTGCTGGAATGCAGAGGTTACGGGTTCGATTCCCGTTCTCTTTCTTTTTTATTCTAGGTTAGCCAACGCGAACTTTTCGTATTCTATTATGGAAGGATGTCTTCTGAAAATTGAAAGGAGAATTTATTATGAGCAAACGAGTAAAGACTACCTATGATCGAGGCTATGTGAACGCAATGGACAAGATCCGCGTATTCATTGAGAGCAACCAGAAAGTCATGTACATTGATACAGGCGAGTACAAAAACGCTCAAAGTGCACGCGCGGCTTATGCCAATGCAATCGCGTTGATTCGGGCAAAAGGGATTGTGAGACCTGCTTGCAATCGTAGCGACCTGTTCTTGATCAGAAACGACATTTAAGGCGTAAGGGAGCCGTGGAGAAATCTGCGGCTCCTTTTATTTTCATCACGCACACGACCGGTTTATCCATTATTCTATTACAAAGGAGATTTGAAAATGTACATCATCATTGGTCTGGGGCTTATCTGTGCGACCATTGGCTTCGTGGTTGGTTCTGCAGTTCGGTGGAAGATTGACTACGAGGCCGAAACGATTGGCTCTCTTATCGTTGCTCAGGCAGACGAGAACGAGAACCCAAGTCTGTTCTTGAACTTGGGTGGGGAATCCGTGGACTTTGCCGATAGACAGTATGTTGTTCTCAGGGTGAACAAAGTGAGTAAGCTGAAGTCGCGAGAAAAACATACTGTTTAATGGAGAAAAACTCCAAATATTGACTTAAAAGGAGATAATCAAAATGGAAGAACTGAATGCAGTCCAGAACGAAAAGTTGATGGACGAAACGATTAAGCACGAGCTTGAACGAATTAAGGATCTGACACCGGGAAGCGATGAGTACAAGGCTGCCTACGAGTGCGCTGCAAAGTTCTACGAAATTCGCGTTAAGGAGAAAACAAACCTGGCTGACAAGAATGCACGAGAGGATGAGCTTCAGATGAAGACAAATGAACTCAGAATCGAAGCAGACAAGGCAGAGAAGGCTTGGAAAACCGAAGTGGCGAAAGTCGTAGCTGGTATTGCATCGACCGCTCTGGGGGCATTTCTGATGATTCACCATGACCGGTTTTGGGCTATTTGTTCGGCAGGTGGTGTGCAGGTGTTCGACGACCGCTATCGGGACGGCAAGATGATCTACAAGGATTACGGAAAAAAGTCTGTATAAAGGAGGGACAGGAGAGGCTGCGGAGAAATCTGCAGCTTCTCTTTCTTTTATGAGATACCATAATCTACCACCTGAAAATTGGACGAACTACTATGGTCAAACGTACCGGTGCAATCATCCGGTCTATCGCATCAGTACATTATATTTGGACCATGAAAAAGGCCTTTGCGTTATCCAGCAGCGTTTTAACGAGAAAACGAAATCCACCACATGGAGCGCTATTGACCCATGGTTGAACGATAAAATCTATCTGCATGCTGGTTTCAAGGAATATTTTGACCACCATGCAAAGAAAAAAGATGCGAATGGCTGCTATCCTACCGTCACAGTCCGGCAAATAATGTGGGCTTTACGCATGAAACCGTTGAAAAAGGAACGCTGGGAGACAGTATTTGATAGGAGTTTGATTTAAAAAGGAGAAGAACCCTATGGAGGACTTAATGCTTATCCGGTCAAGTTTTATGCGCCGAATCATTTCTTCGGCTATCAACAAGGCGATTGCCAAGCAGAAGTACGGTATCACGGTTAATCTGGATGATATTCGAGCCGAATGGTCTGATAAGGAGCAGAAGGTGAAGGTTCATCTGGAACTGGATGCTGAGATGCCGAAGGCCGACCTCATGGATATTTTGAAGAAGGCAGGAATCTGTTGACGCGAAAAATTCATGCCATCTTATGGAGATATGAAATCTCAAAATTACATTTTGGAGGCATGAAATTATGAAAAAGATGGTAAAAGTAATTCTGGTATGCACGGCGGTATTATGTGCTATTGATCAAATTATGCGTTTTACCGGTCCGTATGCTATAGCCCATATTTGGAACGACATGGTTCTGGATGGGAATTATGCGGCCGCAGATGCAATCAATGCGAAAATCAACAGCAAATATTGCAAGCGTGACCAGAAAGTATTTGAAATCTTTACAGACTGTTTCGCCAGCCTTGGTGAAAAGATGAGAAATTGTTGATGACAGGCTCAGAGCCGTGGAGAAATCTGCGGCTCTTTGTCTTTTATATTTGAAGGGAGAAGTCTATGAACCTTATGAAATCCGCGTCCCGGTTCTTGAAAAAGAATGGCGGGACAATCTTGGCAATTGGCGCTTCCGTGGGAGTAGTGTTGACTGCCATCGAAACGGGTAAGGCGAGTATCAAGGCAGAGAAGCTTATTGAGATGAACTCTGCAGAGCCTGCGTATACCATGAAAGAAAAAATACAGGACTGTTGGAAATTCTATCTGCCTGCTGCGGCACTTGGCGCGGGCACTATCGCGTGCATCCTCGGCTCCAATGCACTGAACAAGAAGCAGATTGCGAGCCTGACCGCTGGCTACATGGCACTTGGAAAGGCGTATCAGGAGTACCGCAGGGAAGTTGCAGAACATGTTGGTGCCGAGCATGAGAAAGAAATCTATAAGGATGCTCAATCGGTACTCAAAGAACCTACCTCAGACATGGTTGAAGATAAGCTGCTCTGTTACGAACCTATCTCGAAAAGATATTTTCATGCCACGGAGGCTGCCCTGCTGGAGGCATTTTACAGCCTGAACCGCGACTTTGCCCTGAATGGATATGCCTCGATGAATGACCTCTACAATTACCTTGGGCTGGATTATATTCCGGAAGGTGATTTGAAGGGGTGGTGTGCCGATTATCTTGCAGCCGATTGGGAATATTTCTGGATCGACTTCAGCTATCTCAAACAAAAAACAGATGATGGGCTGGAAGTTTACTATGTAGAGGCTTATCAGGAACCCATCGACGACTATTTGAACTATGATCCGAGCAAGGATACACCGTTTTAAGAAGGAGCATGATATTTATGATATTTATGAAGAACATTAACTGGTGGAAAGTTGCATCTATGGCAATGCTGGCGGCAAGCGCAATCATGGGCTTCGGGCATGACCTGATCGAGGACCAGAAGACCGAGGACAACCTGCGGGATATGGTTCAGGAAGAAGTTCGCAAGCAGCTGTCGGAAAAGAACCTCTAATCGCGAAAATTTCCAACGCTATTATGGAGAAATCCTAAAAGAATTGGAGGTAAAAATTATGTTCGATCACGAATACTTCAAGCAGGTGGATTCTGAGATGCTGGGTGCCTTAAAGGTGCTGGGGCGAGCGATGCTTAGCGCACTTGATGCGCTGATCTGGTACTTGCTCCTGCAGCCGATTCGGCTCTACAGCTGGTTGACGGATGACCCTGCTCCGGTAAGAAGGAGAGGAGCATA